GCTGTACTTCTCCAGGGTGGCCAGTCGTCCGACCAGGAACGCACGGTACTCAGACGTGGACTCTTCACCAAGTTGCAGCTTGGATGCATTGAGGTTGTACTCGTCCTGGGCCTGCTGTTCTTGGACCTGCTGGATCTGATCCATCAAGCTCATCCAGTCGTCGCTGTACTCCTTGGTCTTGGCCAGACGCTGATTCAGCAAGTCGAGGTACGCCTGGTTTCCGATTTGCTGGCGGTCGTGCTGCCAGTCTTCAATGGACTGCTGCCGGTTGACCTGCTCTTCTACACCATCAACGAATGAGGTGAACACATCCAGGCTGTCGAATGTGCTGAGGGCCATATCCGCCTGGTCCTGCCCGACTAGATCCTTCAGGCGATTGTACTGTGTGGTCAGGTCGTCAATCTGGCTGGCCGGGTCGGTCCCACTGGCTTGGGCTGCTTTCAAGATACCGGCAGACACTCGAGTGCGGCCCAGCAGGAACTCAGCGTCCTGGTTCATCCGGTCCACGGTCTGGTTGATGGTGTCCCAGAAGGTCGGCATCAGCTCATCGCTGAGGGCTACTTCCAGTGGATTGGCCAGGGCTGCTGTCAAGTTCTTGAGTTGCTCGGCACTGGGCTTCCATCCAGAAGCACCACCACCACCTCCACCGCCACCACCACCGCCACCGCCGCCTCCGCCACCACCACCGCCGCCACCGGTCTTCTTGGCTTTGGGGATGTTGCCCTTGACCTTGGCAATTGTATCTTGAATTGCCTTGTTGATGGCGGCAGAAGGATCTGGTGCAGTAGCGGTCGGCAGCTTGAGGCCGGTCAGTCTGGCGAGGGCACTGTTGTTGAAGCCAGAAGCAGTCTTGTTGTATGCAGCCACGGCATCAACCGTGACCGTGATGTTCACTCCAGCCTGGGCAACGTAGCCGTTCAGACCGCCCAGAGCCGCACCGATACCACCGAGGGCTGCGATCGCCTCGGCACCACCAGGCAGCGTGATCAACGTTTGGATGACTTCCGGGGTCGCCCCCATGGCCGCCACCAACTGTTGCATCTGGGCCTGGGACCATCCGGCCTGTTGAGCCAGAGAGACGACTCCCTGAATGTACCCAGCCAGGACGGCGTTCGCCTGGGACATATCACCAGTTTGGTTGAGTGTTTCTGCCGCCAATGCTGCTGCTGAGTTACTGGCTGCGCTCAATGCAGCTTGCAGATCCTGACCCTTCTGGGTGGCCAGATCGAATTGAGGGCCATTGTCCCGCATGGCAGCCCCGACTTCCTCCAATGATTTGAGGAAATCAGACTGCTTGTCCCGCATGGATGTGCCCTTGCTGAAACTGTCAGCCACAATCGTGTTGTAGGCTTCCAATTTGTCACTGGCGCTGCTGGCCGCATCATTGATCTTGAGGAGTGCCGTGGCAAGTTCATTGGCCATGGCACTGGCGTGCGAGTTCGCTGCGGCTACGGCCTCGGCTGCCTTGTCTTGTTCCAGGAGCAGGGCCGTGGTGTCGTCGATGACTCCGTTGAGGGCGGCGTACTGGGCTGCGATATCGGGAGGCAGGAAGTCCGCAATGGTCTTCTTGGTGCCTGGGTTCAATCCCTTCTCGAGTTGGAACCCGAGGTTGGCATCCTTGAACTCCTTGGATCCTACGATGTCCCGGAGATCCTTGTACGCAGCGGACACTACGTCAATGTTGATCTTGCCCTCGGAGGACAGCTTGCCCAGGCCAGCCAGGATCTGATCCTGGGACATGTTCAACTTGTTGGTGTTGTCCGTGGTGGTCATGAGAGTGGTGGCAAAGGCGGCTGCCTGCTCATCATTCATGCCCAGTGCCTTGGCCGTCTGGACCAGGCTCTCGTTTGTCACGTCTGTGCTACCGGCTAGATACCCGGTGATGTCAAACAGATCTTGATAGCTGGAGATGACTCCCTTCATGGCATCAGCAGACTCATAGGCATTGAGCTTCGTGTTCTCAATGAAAGGAATCATTGCCTGGCCAGCAGCAATGGCTCCACCTAGCAGTCGATCAAACACACTGCCGGTGTCACCGCTATCCTCTCGGAACTTCTGCTCTGCCTTGATGGCGTCCTGCCACTTGCTGGTCAGTTCTTCAACAGAGGTGATCGTTCCCTGCTTGACCTGATCCTTCAAGGCATCACTCATTGCCTTGGCCTTCTGCTTGGCCTCGGCCCAACTGGTAGTCAGGTTGGTGACTGCTGCAATCACCAGCCCCACACCGGCTGCGTATGTTGCGAACGTACCGACACCACGCAGGATGGCGGAGCGCATGCCATCAGAGTTCTTAATGACCGACATGAGGCCATTCTTGAAGAGTGCCATCGGGCCACCGGCAGACTTCAATTGCTCCAGGAACGGCGTAAGGAACGTGAGCTTGCCCAGGGCTCCTACCCCGTTTGCGGCTGTGATCGATTTGATGATCAGTCCAACCGCTGCCCGAAACAGGGCTCCCTTCAGTGCAAAGGCAGCCATGGTGCCACCGACGGCCAACAACACGGGACCGACGGCCGTGATGGCAGCGATGGCGGTGCGGAACGGTTGCGGCAACCCGTTCATCACGCTGACGATGGCGTTGGCGAATGACACGAATCGCTGTGCCATTGGAGCCAGCAGCTTGCCGACCTCCAGGCCCATGATGCGTAGGTTGTTCTTCAGCAGCGTGGTCTGGGCATTCAAGGACTTCATCTGAGTCTTGAAGGCTGTCTCCGTAGTCCCAGCCGTCTGAGAACGGTCACGGAACTTCTTGTCCGTTGCCAGGAAGTCTTCGTACTGACCGCCAGCCAACTGAAGAGCACCACGGAAGCCCTCGACGTCCTGGAACATATCTCCGAAGACGGTCTCGTTCTTGCCCGATGCTTCCCACAACTTCTCTAGGGTTCCTGCCAGACCTAGGCTGTCCAGGGCGGCCTTGCCACTTTCAAAGCCCATCCTATGGAGCGTGTCGGTCATGGTTTCACTGGGCTTGATCAAACCCCTCATGATTCCACTCAGCTGAGTGGCCGCTGCTCCTGCGGTGGTGCCGCCCTTGGTCATGACGGCCAGTGCGGCGCTGGCAGTTTCAAACGGGACACCCATCTGTGCTGCTGCCGCTGCCCAGTCACCAATCTGCTGGGCGAACTCTGCACCTGTCATCTGGCCGTCTTGGACAGCCTTGAACAACACGTCCGTGACGTGGGTGGCTTCTCCAGCACTCAGGCCGTAGGCAGCCATGATGCTGGTGGTGGCCCGCACGCTGGTGGACATGTCGATCTGCCCAGCGACGGCCAGCTTGCCACTGGCGGTCAACACGTCCATGGCTTGGCTACCGGCGTACCCGGCAGATTCCACGTCGTACAGGCCGCTTGCCAGTTCTTCGATCGACTTGGGGATCTTTGTGGAAAGATCCATCATCTGGCTGGTCAGCTTGCCGATGCCGCCCTGGCTGGTATCTGCCACGGTAGCAACGTTCTGCATTACCGCCTGGACATCCATCCAGCTTGACAGATACTTGGCGTTGGCCGCTGTGGCTGCCGCCATTCCTCCAACCGCTGCGACGCCGTATGCCTTGACCTTTCCAACGGCCTCATTGATCATGCCACTGATGGCACCTTTGGCCTTGGAGTAGGCGTTCGTCAACGCCTTACCGGCGTCAGCTACGTGTCCAACAGCAGTGGCCGCATCATTGAATGCCTTGATGAAGCTCTTGTTGTCAGCAGCTAGTTCTACAGAGACTGTTTCATCAGCCACTCTTCAGCTTCTTTCTTGTGCCAGCGTTGGAGATAGAGGTTAATCTGGTGGAAGCGTTCCTTATCAATGAGCTTCCGTTGTTCCTCTAGCGTAGCGCAGCCAAGGCACTCCTGAGAGACAAGCTTGTATGGTGGCGGTTCCAGAGCGGTACCGTCTATATCCAACCAGTCGTTCGGGTTCGTCCCGCACTTACTGCACTGTTGGCCCTTCCAGGCATTGAAGGCCAGTGCTTTGTCCTGGTCGTCTGGCTCCCAGGCTTTAAAGACGCTATGCGGGATCCCCAGTGGAACGCAATACGACAGTTCCGCTCTTAAGATGGGGTCCCGCTCTAGCCTTTCCCCAGTTCAACAACCTTGCGCTCTTGCTGGACCCCGACAGCGGCCACAAACAGGGCCATGAACTCGCCTTGGTTGAAGGCTGAACTTGACAGCCACTCATCCATCTCGGCGACCTGCTCTTCATCATTGTGATCGAAGTGCGGCTCAACCATGGTGGCCAGGATCAGTGCGCCGGGGTAAGTGTCTGGGTTGAACGGAGGGTCGTTGTTCTCACCCGCCGCCTTGGCTGCTGCCTTCTGGGCTGCTGTGGCTGGGTGTGCTTCCGTCAGAGCGTCATTGTCCTGCCGTCTGATGGATTGAAACACAAACTTGATTGAACTGTCACGCACTGCATTTCTCAGCAGAGAGACTTCTTCTTCCTTGATGACAATCTGGCCGTCGAGTTCAAGGGCTCGGCTTTGAGCGAGCTCAGCACGTGAATTGCGATAGGTGTCCGCAGACGCCCTCATCCTGCTGAGCTCGCCCTCGGCCTCAGCCAGAGCATCGACTAGTTCGCCGTCTCCTGCGATCCAGACCGTCTTGCGGACGGGCTTCTTCCTGCTACGCAGGTGATCCAGAGGTGCTTTCATTGTTTCATCTTTCATTGTATCGGTCATGATCAGGACAGCGTGCCTTCAGACGGCGGAGCCGTGCAAGCGAAAGACACTTCGAACTGAGCAGCCGTGTTGTCCACGGTGTACATGGGGGCGTTGCTGGCGATGATCACCGGCCAGATCTGGCACTTGTCTGCGACCGCTGGTGCAGCAGCGGCAGTGCCCTTCCGGAAGAAGACCACGTATCCAACGAGACCCTTGGCGAGCCCGGTCTCCAGGGTGCTGGCGGTCTTGTCCTCGTAGAAGGTGATGGTCGAGTCGTCAGCGGCATCCTCGCCAGGGATCTTCGAGACGAACGTGGTGGCCATGTCCGGCGTGTCGATGGGGCTGTTCTTGAAAGTGAATCCGGAGATTGCAGCAATCTGCGGAGTCAGGTTCTGCCCGGCCGTGATTTCGATCACCGTCGGGGCTCCCGGTGCGGCGATCGTGGGGACGAAGTACACCTTCGTTGTCCCCTTCCTCATGAAACGTGCCATGTCAGCTCCTTACTGCATCGGCGGATATTCCGCAAGACACTGTACCACCACGGATGTCACTCGGCGGGCTTTGGCTCGTCTGGCGGAGGCGTGGCTGCAACAGCAGCCTCGTGGGTCACAGGGTTGGCGGCGTCATATGCCTCCGTGCCTTCCGGCGGCTTGGGTGTCTTGGTCTCGTAGCCGGGGTTGATGTACGTGCGGGGCACGGTCTCGTCAATGACGAAACCCTTCGCTTCCCACACTTCACGGAAACTCTGGATGGGGCACTCCGTCCTTGCGGCATCCTCACCCTGATCCGGATGATACATCGTGATCATGTAGTCGTGTTCGCTCATTGCAGTGTTACCTCCACGTAGACGGTGTCTGTGATTGTGTAGTGCCGTTCGTCAGTGCGAACAATACCACCGATGTTTACTGATGGTGGTCCCATGAGGCCTGGCACTTCGGCCCAGTAGGTCTGTAGAACTTCATGTAGGCGGTCGTGAGCTTGACGAGCCTGGCCGGGTTCTACACCGATGGTGGCAATCTGCATCAATGGGCTGAGAATCTCATAGTCCCGAGCCATGCTGCCCTTGGACAGCCCACCCGGAATGGGATTGAGGATGTAGAACGGTGACTCGAGGATCTCGTCCTGGGCCAAGGCAGGAAGATCGGCATACCCGGTCTGAAACCCTGTATGCTCCTTGATGACATCAACCAGCCCTTGTTCGGCTGCTGCCAGACTCACATTGACCTCCATGCGTCGATGACTACCTTGGGCATCCCGGCCAAGTATGGGCCACGGATCTCCTGTAGTGCAGGGCGGAAGTGGGGGAACGGCCCTTGGTGGTAGTTCCTGCCAGCACTGTCCACTCCGACGAACCCATACTCCAGGCGGTGTGTCTGAGGGCTGTTGTTCGTTACACGGCTGGACTTTGAGCTGGTCTCCTCAACATAGAAACGACTGACGTAGGCTCCGGTGACAATGTTGGGACCAGGACGCCCGCTCGCCTTCTGACGAACTAGGTCCAATAGCTTCTCGGCCATCTCCTTACGGTACGCCTGCACGGCAACGTCAGCTACTCCTGGGAACCGAGTCACCTTATTGCTGAACCTACGAAGGGCACCGCTTGCATCAAAGGTCACGTCACCCATCGTCGGCCACGTCCCGACGGCACAAGATCCTACGGTGGGTGAAGAACGTTGATGGGATGATACCTTCAACGAACAGCAGCACTTCCTTCAACTGGGGGTCGGCACTCACGGCCACCTGAATGATGTCGTTGGGTTCAACCTCCGGTGCCGACACGGGGATCCCAACTTCGTACAGCATGCGTACGGTGGGTGCACTGCCGACCACCGTCTTGACAGGGCTGCCCTGTGGGCCGATCATCGCCTTGCCCATATACACGGAAGTCAGTGTCTCGTTGGCTCGCAGGGTACCGGGGTCGATAGAGATGGTTCCACTACGGCGAGTGATGACCACGGTGTCGATCATGTAATCCTCAACTGTCGCTGAGATCTTTGACAAGTTGATCGATGCCATTCAACACCTCCTGCTTCATTGCTAGGGCAGCAGCGTACACCAAGTCGAGCTCACCGTCACCCATCTCCAGAGCTTCGTATACCGAGTCGTGGATCGATTTCACTGAGATCCCACTCAAGATCTGTCGGAGAGCGATCATGCCAGAAACTAAGGTAGACGTCAAGAGCGTCGTCACCGTCTGGACGGAGCTGCCATGTTCTTCCGCCAGGGATGTCAGGGTCTGTGTGTGGCCAGCCTCCTTCAAGGAATCCGAGAGGGATTCCCTCAGGAAACTCTTCGCATTGATCTCCATCTTTCCTCCAGATGCAACTATCGCACATGCTCGGCCACTTGATCATCAGTTGCTCATCTCTTCGAACAGCTTACCAATTGCCATTGCGATCTTGCGTGGGTTACTGGCCGTCAAGTATTCGGTAACAGCCTCAGCAATGAACTCATCAATACCTGTTGCAGCGTAGCGGCTGACTTGACGAGCAATGCGCTTCTGAACTAGTGGGTTCTGGAACCACTGCAATTGGAATCTGAGGTTACTACCCTTGTAGCTTTCGGCTGTGTACCGCTCACCACCACGCACACGGCTCAGCTTTGGCCACGGCCCGACATCAATCAGAGCATTGATCAATCTAGCCTTGCGAGCGTTGGACCAGTGCTCCATTGTGGCGTGGACACCTTCGTGGATGAGGTTGCCCACGTTGGCAGCCGTATCCGCCGGGAAGTGGCCGCTACGTACAGCAGCATCACGAAGGTGCCCAGTCAAATCCCAGTTGTTGGCTACGTCACGGCGAATGTAGATGACGCCGTCCTTCGTGACGAGGGGAGGTCCATTAGTTGCAATCTTAATTTCAGGGAAGGGTGTCTGTGGGAACCTCTGATACCAAGTCTTCTTGAACTTCTCGATGTCGTCCATCAAGGAGTGCTTGCTGTACAAGCTGGCGTCCACACCGTCCCGGACTTCAGCCAGGGTCAGCTTGTTCTGTGATGCGACGGCCTCATCCAGAAGGCTGGGTGGCCGTGTGCGGTAGTAGTTCTGGAGCTTCTTGCCGAGGTCGTCAAAGCTTGTGGCACTACGGAAGTCCTGCTCTTCAACGTGTGCCCACCATGCCTTGTACTTGACCTGAGCCTCGGCCCACCACTCGGCAACAACTTCGTAGTCCATGTGCAACGCACGGGCAGCCTCAACGACGTTGCCCTTGTAATGGATCAACTTGGCCAGTGCCTCTTCTTGGCTGAGGCCAACGCTGTTCAGTACGCCAGTCTGCTTGGGCAACAAGAACAGCCCTTGACGCCAGCTATGCATCTCGAATGGTCCGGC